CTCTAGATCGTATGATTCAACTCTGTGATCACTATGATGAAGAAGGGTTGAAAAAGATTCTCTCTGAATCAAAAACAAATATGAAAAACCATCTTAAAAAGAAAACTAAAGGAGGAGGATTCTGATGATTGATTTTTTGATTAGTACACAACTAGAAGCACTTGGTAATCACACTATTGCAGAGTTCTTAGTTGGTTATCTCTTTGGTGGTGCATTGATTATTGGAGCACCTGGAGTGTTCTTCTTCATTGCCTTTATGCCAGCATTGCAGAGAACTAAGGGAGCACAGATTGGATACAAGGATCACAAGGACTATGGTTATTCATCTACCTATGAGAATGGTAAGATGGCAGACCAGAAACCATTCAAGCACTATATCAGGGCAGCAGTCCAGTGAGTGATAAAATTGTATGGACACAAAGACCTGCTATCACAGACAGGGAACTCATTCTTCTTTGCTTGAGGAATGCTCCTTGTGGGACTGATAGAAAACAAGTTGAAAGATTAATTAAAAGTTATGATCAAACAAATTAAATCACATTGGTATTACGTATTCTGGGGCATTGCAACTGTCTCAGTGGTTTCAGGTCAAATTTATGTTGGTTCTGGATACAGAGAAATGGCAAATGAAATCAGAACAGTAAGAGTTGAGGTAAAGCAAGTAGTTGATGAATTCAACTCTTGGATGCCTTGGGTTAAGTGGTAATTATTATTAGGACTAATCATGATTGTTAAAGTAATGCGTATGAGCACAGGTGAAGAGATTATCTTTACCTTTGTCAAAGAAGATGATAAAGTTATTGAGGTTGAGAATCCTCTTGTAGCATTGCCAAATGCTCAGGGGCAAGTAGGATTTGTTCCTTATTCCTTGCTTCAGAAAGAAAATACAACTCTTGAAATTGATAAAGAGTTTGTCATTTATACCTGTGATGCAAGAGAAGAAGTTGTAGAAAACTATGAACAGATTTTCTCTCCCATCCAAACCCCTAGTAAGAAATTGATTCTGTGATGAAGTCATATAAGACACCACTCAGATATCCTGGTGGCAAGTCACGTGCTTGTAAAAAGATTGACCCATATATCCCTGACCTTCGCAACTATGATGAGTTCAGGGAACCATTTCTTGGTGGTGGTAGTGTCTCATTATATGTGACTAAGAAGTATCCTGGAGTAAAAATCTGGGTCAATGACTTGTATGAACCTCTTGTCAACTTCTGGAAGAATGTCCAGGAAGATGGAAGAGGCATGAGGTTAAAGTTGACTGAACTCAAGTCAAAGTATTCTGATCCTACCACTGCAAAGGGTCTCTTTCTTTCATCAAAGGATTATCTGTCTGGTGATGGTGATGATGACTTTTGGAGAGCAGTTAGTTTCTATGTTGTAAATAAGTGTTCATTCTCTGGTCTGACAGAGAGTTCTTCTTTCTCAAAACAGGCATCAATTGGTAACTTCTCCATGAGAGGTATTGATAAGTTGGAAGGATATTCAGAACTTATAAAGAATTGGGAGATTACTAATCTCTCCTATGAAAAACTTCTTGATGAGCAATCTGAGAGAAGTGCATTTGTGTATCTTGACCCACCATATGATATCAAGGATAATATCTATGGTAAGAAAGGTAATATGCATAAAGGTTTTGACCATGACCTCTTTGCACAAACCTGTAATGAATCTAATATAGATCAACTCATCAGTTACAACTCTGATCAGTTAGTGAAGGATAGATTCAAAGATTGGAATGCAGCAGAGTTTGATCATACTTACACCATGCGTTCTGTTGGTGAGTATATGAGAGAACAGAAAAATAGAAAAGAACTACTACTTTTTAATTATGGAACTAAAGGATTGGCTGAACTCAATTAATCTCACTAAGAAGAATCTTATTGAGGATGAACCATACCTTGCAAAGGAGTATCCACCCTTTATTGTCAACAGATGTTTGTCTGGTCATCTTGATTGCATCCTCTTTGCAAATGAGATGAACAAGTATCATTTCTTAGACAAGGATATGCAATATGAATTTTATATAAATATCCTGAGAAAGAGGAAAAGATTCTCTCCTTGGATTCGCAAAGATAAAGTCACAGACTTAGATTGTGTAAAACAATACTATGGTTATAGTAATGAAAAAGCATCTCAAGCACTGAAAGTTTTATCATCTGAACAAATCGAATTCATCAAACAAAGACTTGAAACTGGTGGTACAAAATGACACAAACTCCTGAACCACAGGTAACTTGGTCTCAAGATAAAATGATTGAGATCAAATTGAATGAACCTGATGATTTTTTGAAGGTGAGAGAAACACTGACTAGAATTGGTGTAGCATCTCGAAAAGAAAAGAAACTTTACCAATCTTGCCACATTCTCCATAAGCAGGGTAAATATTTTATCGTGCACTTTAAGGAGTTGTTTGCCTTAGATGGTAAATATGCTAATCTTACTATTAATGACGTTCAGCGTAGGAATCGTATTACTCGTCTTCTTGTTGATTGGGGTCTCATAAGTGTTGTCAAGGAAGAAGAAATTCTTGATATTGCTCCTCTGAACCAGATCAAGGTTCTTCCTTACAAAGATAAGAATGAGTGGACTCTTGAGCAGAAGTATAACATTGGTAAGAAGGGTAAGGCAGAGGCAGAGAAGAACTAAATATCCTTGCGATCTTTCGTGCGGTCGCTTCAAAAGTCGGAAACCCCTATAAGGCAGTGTGGTTATCACCACTCTGTCTTTTTTATTATCTGTTATAATTAGTAATGTCAGAGGAAAGGGGGTTTATTGCTCCCCCTTTGACGCCAAGGATGCCGTAAGGATCCACACAACACAATCTCGCTTAATAAGGAGAAGTCACATGACACTAGCGAAGTACAATGCCGCAAACCTAGACCAGTTGATGGATAGGATTAATAAGAACTCTATTGGTATGGATGAATACTTTGACAGGGTATTCAATTCTTCTACACAAAACTACCCTCCCTATAATGTAATCCAGGTAAATAGTAATGAAACACGCTTAGAGATTGCACTAGCAGGATTCAAAAAGGAGCAGGTAAATGCTTACACAGAGTATGGAAAACTTTTTGTCAAAGGGGAACAAGAAGATGCCCAACAGGAAGGGACGTTTGTCTACAAGGGATTGGCTCAGCGAAACTTTGAAAGATCCTGGACCCTTGCTGAAGACACAGAGGTCTCCAACGTCATATTTGAAGACGGACTTCTGTCTATAACCTTAACCAAGGTTGTTCCTGAACATCATCAGAGAAAAGACTATCTCTAAATAAAACTGAATATCGTCGTCGCGGGGTTCTACTGGCAAAATCCAGTGGACACCCCCCTTTTTTTGTGCTATGATACTGTGAGAGTGAACTGTGTCATGGCACCAAAAGCAAAAGAACATCCTGTGATTGTAGAACCTACTTCAGGTGATGGTGTAGAGTATGAGGTCATCAGGAGAGAGGTAATTGAGAATGCACATAGGAAGTATCCTGATGTAAAATCAGATCCATATGATGAAGTTGTTCTTGTTCGTAGAAAGATTTGCAGAGGTAACCCAGAAGAGATCTTTGATACTTATGAGACTGTGAGGTATCGTAAATACCACGTGGTCACGCCTTTGCCCACAGAGATTAAATTAGAAGCAAAAACAGAAGCAGTAGTCAATGAAAAATCTTAAAGTCTTAATCCTTGATAATCAAACACTTCTCACACAGATTGAAGAAGTGACCACTGATCTGGGAGAACCAGATTGTAAACTGGTTGAACCTTTTATTGTGAATCCAGATGGAACACTAACTCCATGGTTAATTGACCTAACTTCTCAGAATACATTCATGGTTCATTCTGATAAGATTTTGACCATTGCTGACCCCAATGGTAAACTGATTGATAAGTATGAGAGTCTGGTGAAAGTATGAAGTTTTACACCAATGCCCAGGTGATTGGAAACAATATCCTGGTTCGTGGTTTTGAAAATGGAAGAAGTTTCACTGCTAAGGAAGAGTATCAACCAACTCTTTATGTGAAGTCAAAGAGAGATAGTAAGTGGAAGACTCTTGATGGTGAGAATGTAGAACCTATTCAACCAGGAACAATCAGAGATTGTAGAGAGTTCTATAGAAAGTATGATGATGTGGAGGGATTCCCCATCTATGGTAATGAGAGATATGTTTATCAGTATCTCTCAGATAAGTATCCTGGTGAAGAAATCAAGTTTGATATCAAAAAGATCAACTTAGTGACCATGGATATTGAGGTTCAGGCAGAGCAAGGATTTCCTGACCCTGAGTCCTGCTCAGAAGAGATGCTGACCATCTCTATTCAGGACTACAGCACCAAGCAGATCACAACTTGGGGAAGGCACCCCTATGTGCCTACACAGAAGAATGTGACCTATCACCAGTTCAGTGATGAAGTTGAGATGCTGAATGCATTTCTTTATTGGTGGCAGAACAATACACCTGATGTGGTTACTGGTTGGAATGTTAGACTATATGATATCCCATATCTGTGTGGAAGAATCAGCAGGATCATGGGTCCAAGAAAGATGAAAGAACTATCTCCTTGGGGCATGGTAAACCAGGAAGAGGTAACTATTACAGGCAGGCAATTTAATGTGTTTGATGTCATTGGCATCTCTACACTTGACTATCTTGATCTGTATAAGAAGTTCACCTATGTGAATCGTGAGTCATACAGACTGGACTTTATTGCAGAGACTGAACTGGGGCAGAAGAAACTAGATCACAGTGAGTTTGACACCTTCAAAGACTTCTATAGAGGTAATTGGAAGAAGTTTGTTGACTACAACATTATTGACGTGGAATTGGTTGATAGGTTGGAGGAGAAACTCAAACTGATTGAACTGGCAATCACTATGGCATATGATGCCAAGGTGAACTATGTGGATGTGATGTATCAGGTAAGGATGTGGGACACCATCATCTACAACTATTTGAAGAGGAGAAACATAGTTGTCCCTCAAAAAGATAGGAGTGAGAAGAGTGATAAGTTTGCTGGTGCCTATGTGAAAGAACCAAAACCAGGTGTCTATGACTGGGTGGCATCCTTTGACCTTAACTCTCTTTATCCTCATTTGATGATGCAGTACAACATCTCACCAGAGACACTAGTAGAGGAGAGGCACCCATCAGTATCAGTCAATAAGATTCTAGATGAGTCAGTTACCTTTGAGATGTATAAAGACTATTCAGTTTGTGCTAATGGTGCAATGTATAGGAAGGATGTGAAGGGGTTCTTACCTGAACTGATGGAGAAGATGTATGCTGAGAGGACAGTCTTTAAGAAGAAGATGCTTCAATCAAAGCAGGCACTGGTTGATATTGAGAATGAAATGAAGCGCAGGAGGAAGAAGTAATGGGATACTTAATTGGTGGGGCAGGTGAAGGACCAGAGCAGGAGATTGTAGCATCTGATGATAATCCCTATGCATCATTGTCTGACAAGGAACTGGTAAACCTCCACAAGAGGACAGTTAATGATATTTCTAAGTACAATAACTTTCAGATGGCGAGAAAGATTGCCCTCAACTCTGCTTATGGTGCTATTGGTAATCAGTATTTCAGATACTATAAGTTAGCAAATGCTGAAGCAATCACCCTATCTGGTCAAACATCTATCAGATGGATTGAGAATCGTATGAATGGTTATCTAAATAATCTATTAAAAACAGAAGATGTGGATTATGTCATTGCATCTGACACTGACTCAATCTATATTAATTTTGGACCTCTTGTTAATAAATTTTTTAGTAATCATACTGGTGACAAGGTTAAACTTGTGGGGATCTTGGACCAGATCTGTCAGGAGAAGTTGGAACCGTTCATCGAATCCTCTTATCAAGATCTTGCGTCGTATGTGAATGCATATGCTCAGAAGATGCAGATGAAGAGGGAGAACATTGCAGACAGAGGAATCTGGACAGCAAAGAAGAGATACATTCTCAATGTATGGGATAGTGAGGGTGTCAGATATGATGAACCCAAACTCAAGATGATGGGTATTGAGGCAGTCAAATCATCCACACCTGCACCTTGTAGAAAGATGATTAAGGATGCTCTGCACCTGATGATGGAAGGTACAGAGGATGATGTGATTGACTTCATTGATGATTCTAGAGCAAAGTTCAAGAAGATGAAACCAGCAGAGATTGCATTTCCTAGAACTGTTTCTGATGTAACTAAGCATAAGGCACACTCTACAATCTATGGAAAGGGTTGCCCAATCCATGTTCGTGGTGCTCTCCTATATAATCATTACATTAAAGAGAAGAATCTTACTAATAAGTATTCTTCTATCAACAATGGGGAGAAAATCAAGTTCATCTATTTGAAGAAAGCAAATCCTATCAGAGAGAATGTTATTTCATTCATCTCTGACTTCCCCTATGAACTTGGAGTTGACAAGTATATTGATTATGACTTACAATTTGACAAAGCCTTCTTGGAACCTGTAAAGGTTATACTTGATGCTATTGGTTGGAATGTGGAGAAAGTTGTAAACTTAGAACTCTTCTTTGGATAATGTACAAAGTTTGGTACTGCACCCTTAAACCACCAATCATTCTTTTTTCTATTGAAGAGGTAAGAACTCTTTCAAGAATGATAGAGATCGTAAGTGGATCTAACCCCTATTGGGAAAAATTTATTACCTTTGATGACTGACTATGGACTTCTTAAAAGATATTGTAAAAGAGATTGGAGATGAGTACACAAAACTTGCAGCAGACATTGAAGACACTGAAACATTTGTGGACACAGGTTCTTACATTTTTAACGGAGTTGTTTCAGGTAGTATATTTGGTGGTGTATCTGGGAATAAGATTACTGCCATTGCTG